CGCACGGCTCTCCTGCGGTGAAGCAGAAGGCCCGCCCTTACGGGTGTCTCCTCTGGTCTTCTTATGGAGGTCAGAACTTACCACATCACATGGCTCCGAAAGGCATTACCATTTGGTAAGTTGAAGTCTCATTAGGACTGAGCTCCTTGGCCTACACAGGGCTGAGGGTCAGCAGGTAGCGGAGGGTCCAGGCAAATGCCAAAGACCCGAGAGCCACCTGGCGAATACGTTCTCATAAATCTGATGGATTCTGGTCTGGTTTAGCCAGATGAAGTCAGATGATGGATAGGTATTCGCTATCTGCTGTGCGGGACGAGGTCCTTACTATACTACGAAGAATCATTACAATAATATGAAACACTTCAAAACCATCCTTCTTTGGGTGGCTTCTCTGTGGTTCCACGATATTGATCAGAATCTAACACGAGAATACATTACACGATGGTTAATACTCATCGGTAAGTATATTCGAACCAAAGGTCTGGTTTGGACGATTAAGCGAATCAAATTGCTTCGGTTAATTGTCACTCGTTACCTTTCAGGTGCTCCGATTTTCGTATCGGACCAACTGGTAGGAATTACGAAGGACGGATTTCCAAAAGCCATCCTCTTTTTAAAGGGGATGATTGATAGCAATCGTCCATCAGAAGTTCGGTTTGTGCTGACACTGCTGACTCTTTCTCGTGCCATGAAGTGCGAAGCAAAGCCTGATTATTCCTCAATTACTAAGGAATTTACAGGTGACTTCCAAGAAATCGACAAAGGGTTCGTTGAAACCTTTGTTCGAGATTTTGGCCTAGTCCTGCTTCGTCCGACATGGTCGAGAGACCTGCACTTCTTCACAAATAAGGCAGGGCCTTTAGGGCAACCTCTCATTACAGCATTACACGCAATCAAAGCTTACGACGGTCCAATGTGGACCGCTGTGGCAATGATTGTAGGTATACCTGGAGCGGAAGCCATTAAGGACCTGTGGATGCGCTACCGGGACGTTCTCAATTGGGATGAAGTTTCGAAAAAGGCTGATAACCTTAATCTAAAACCAAATTCCAACGGACAACTACCGTTACGCCGTCTATCTATTGTTCAAGATCCAGAACTGAAAGCACGGGTCGTAGGAATCGTTGACTACTTTTCTCAAGTGGTCTTACAACCACTCTCTGAACAGTTGTTCAACCTCCTCCGATCAATGCCTCAGGACCGGACTTTTACGCAAGACCCTCATATTGGTAGAGTTGAAGGTCATAAGTACCATAGTATTGACCTGTCCTCTGCAACAGATAGATTTCCTCTTACCCTTCAAAAGCAACTCCTTGCAGAAATGCTCGGAGAGTCTTTTGCGTGGGCGTGGGGAGTACTCATGTCTTATAACGAGTTCGTCTCACCATGCGGTCAACGGCTGCGATATGCAGTCGGTCAACCAATGGGTGCACGATCGAGTTGGGCCATGTTTACACTCACACACCATATGGCAGTCCAATATGCCGCTTTCCGAGTTGGGGAATACCCCTTCAAGGATTATATCCTCTTAGGAGATGATATCGTTATTACTAACGATAAAGTCGCCGAGAGTTATAAGCAGCTAATTATTGGTCTGGGGGTCGAAATCAGCTCAATGAAAACCCATGTGTCGGAAACGACCTATGAGTTCGCAAAGCGCTGGTTTCATAACGGAGTGGAGGTGACGGGCTTCCCAATTAACGCAGTCGCATCAACTGTTAAGGCTCCATTGGAGCTCTATTCAGCTGTCCGCGAATGGGTTATACGGGGAAACGTTCCTTTCCATTTCGAAGACTCAGTAGAGGCTGTTTGTATGTTGTATGACCGGTTAGGGTGGAAAGGATCTAAGATCCGATCCATTAACCGGATACTTATAACGTTCCGCTTTACACTCCGTAACCTCAATTCATTTAATTATGATGAGGTTCGTGCCTTCTTTGCTAACGCAACTAAGGATCACGAGGAGTATGTGATTCCTGCGTCTAGTACAATGCTTGAAGTAGAACTTACAAGGGTTGCTAGTGCAGTTGCCAGCGGAATGGTTATGGGATTAACACATAAGCTATCACGCTACCAGAATAAACTGGACCGCGTGGTAGTGGAAAGTATTGGTCCTAACCTTCCTTCCAAGTTTGATTCTTCAGACCACCCTTTGAGAGATGCTATCAAAAATAGCATTAGCTCATTGGTGGAATTAGGAAACTCACTTTCCGTCTGGGGAGATCTTCTCCCGTTGCTAGAAATAACAACGATTGTCGATCTCGACCAGCTGGACAAAAGACGTCGTCGATCAGTAGCTTTACTGTATCGAATGAGTACTTTTGGGAAAGCTATGTACAGCCAACTAATGTTTGAACCAACCTTTGAGGCCAATATTAATCACAATTTTCGAGTACAACACTCTGTACGTGACCTGAATCGAAAGATGAAAGTTGCAAGTCTGACTAAGTCGGACATGCAGTCATTGATCGATCTGGCTGTATAGAGGTAACTCTATTGTGAGGGTTAGACAAGATCAATACTGGAACCCCAGAGTGGAGCCCAGAGATGATTGCGGGTCTAGGGATACTGGCCTTATCAGCTGGGGGGTCCTAGATCGTCATGGGCCGTTGGGGAAACCCGATGAGTCCGTGC